GGAAAAGACTTGCGCTGCTCGAACAGGTGCTTGTAGATGCTGACAAACTCTTTTCCGAGATGGGCCGGGTGAAACCCATTCGTGATTGCCAAGTTTGGATAGTATGAAGTGACATCCAAGTCCACGATGACGTACTCACCGTCAGACTCGATGACCTCTGACTCGATGGAGCCGTGGATTCCTCCAAGGCCGAAGACAAAAGTAAAGCCATTGACTGTTGCTGTGAGGTCCGTGAAGACCCCTTTGGTTTCGGTGATGGTCTGAGCCTTGAGCCAGTTCATCACCCGGTTAAATTCAGGATGCTCGAAGTTGATCCACGGCAAGATAGCGTCCTTGAGTGCGATCACTGGGCGCTTGGTCTGCCGGGGTGTGCGACCCTTGGGGCCAAAGTCGTAGCAGGCGACACCGGCTTCTTCCAGCTTCATGGTGAAGTAGTCTTTGCCGATCTTGGTGTCGTTGTGGTTCATGAAGTCCCGGGCATACTTGCGCGTGAGTTCTTCACGGAAGTGGATCATGTCAAGCGTGTGGTGATAGAACGCCTTGGTCTGCGCCACATCGTGCTTGTTGTATTCCTTGAGCACTTCGATTTGTGTGCGGTTCAGCGTGGTGCCCACGGGGAACGGCAGGTCTTCAATCGTGTCGCTGCGCATATTGAACTCCAGCACCTTGAGGCTGGTGGACCGGGCACGGTTGTCAAAGTGGTGAATCTTGAACAAGTCGATCTGCGTGACAAACTGGTCGGAGGTCTTGACCGAGTGCATCCATCGGCCACCATCGTCGTCTTGCGCATTGATGATCGCCATTGCCTTTTGGTACAGCGTGTTGGCATCACTGTGGCCCATGCGCACAAGAGTGTGCACCACAGGGTAGTCAAAGCCAAGATTGTTGAACCCGATCATGCGGGCATCGGTGTCTTTCAGGTACTGAAGAAACGCGACGATCTCACGCGAGTCGTTGCGGTGATCGCTGATCTCAAACATCCACTGAAGCGGCGCGTCTGCGTGTTCCACCGCCAACGTGAAGACGTTGGGGAAGGTTTCCACATCGTAGACATAATCGTTACTCATTACGGTTACCGGGTAGGTGGGGCTTACTCGCTGCACTGATCGTGGATGAACCCACAAGTCGCCAGCATCCGCTTTCAGCCCCGATTCAATTACTGCCCGAAGAACGAGGGCAGGCCAGTAGGCGCACCACCAGCGTTGTAAGGGTTGCCACCACCTTGAGCACCAAACGGCGCAGTAGGCATGGCTGGCGCTGGGGCAGCAGCAGGCGCAAACATGCCAGCAGGCGCACCGGCAACAGCACCGAACATGCCCGATGCGTCAACAGCACCTTCACCAAACGGCGTGTCATCACCGGCGAACTGGACAGCGATCAGGTCGCAGCGGATGCCACGGCCATGCTTATTGTCTTGAGGCCAAGGCTTGATGGCAGCGTTCACACGGCAACCGCCATACATCTTGCGGGCCAGTTGCTGATACGCCATCGTGTTGGCTGGGTCGATGGGTTGACCATCGGCTTGGATCACTTGAGGTGCGGTGTCGCGGCCTGCGGTGATGAACACATGGCCTGCATAGCCATCGTAGGGTTGGAAGGTTTTCTTGTTGACCTTCTCCTCACCACGGCCAAAGCAACGGGTCTTGCGATCTTGCTGGATCATGCCCATGACAGCCTGGGCGTGTTCCTTCCACTTCTCCAATGCCAAGGCACCGTAGCGGGCCATGAACTGACCAAAGCCGGGGTGGTCCTGCGGCATGATGAACTCGCAATTGAACGAGATGCGTTCCTTGCCAGTCTGCTCGTTAATCTGACGCTGTGGTTCAGCGAGATGCGGGAAGGACAGACGGACGTTCGACAAAAAGATGATTTCAGACATTACATTTACTCCAGTTGATTACAGTTGATGTGTACCTTCGACACCACGGCGCATACGCTCAATGGTTCGCTGTTGCAGCCAGTGCTGTGCTTCTTCAATGTGCGTCAGGGCACAAGCGTTGGCTTTACATGCGAATGGACCAGCCTGAAAACTACGCAAGCGGTCAGCCACGATTGCAAGCAATACTTCTTGAGTCAGGCCGTTGACACCGTTCTCAGGAATGGTGCCGTTCTGAAAGTAGATGACCAACTCAGTCGCACAGTTTTGTAAAACACCGTTTCCGGCGCTTTTATTGGTGGACAGGTCAAAGCCAGACACCTTATATGCGTGATTGCCTCCACCAGCGCCAGCCTCGTCAATCACCGCAATGGTTAATTTGTCGTTGGCTGGGTTGATCATGTGATCATTGATTTGTCGCATTACATTTACTCCAGTTTAAGAAAGCCACGAGGGCAGGGATTCGGCAGCGGGTGCTGCCTCGACTGCGCTAAACAGCGGCGCAGCATTCATGACGACAGCCGGACGGCCATCGGATTCAGGGACCACGGTCAGTTTGCCCGCCAGCTTGCTGACGTACTCCTGCTCCATGCGTTTGAGTTGGCGCTCGGTCAACGTCACCTTGGTGCCGTCTTTCTTTTCCCACGTCAGCTTTTCAGCCTTGGCGGGTGTGACGAGTTTGATTTCGTAGACAGCGGACTTAGGGATGCCCATCTTGACCAGCTTCTCGGCCATCTCGGCTTCGGGTAGTGCCCAAGCGCGGGAGCCACGACCATTGACCAGCTTCAAGCCTGGGATGACTTGACCAGCTTCAAGACGGCGCAGGGCTTCTTTTTCCACAGCTTCGAGGAGTTGGCGCATCAGGGGTGCGGCTTCCATGATCTGAGCGATCTGGGCGTCATCCATCGTGGATGGGTCTTTATCGGCAGATTGCTGCGCGACATCGAGTGTTTGAGTTACGACAGGCTGGAACATGATTCCGACCTCCTTCATTACGTTACTTGCCAGCGCAGAGCATGAACCCTTAGCACGGCAGAATTTACATTGACTTTCACCCGGTACAAGCGGTGCATCTGGTTTGTCAGTTGCAGCAGCTTGAGTGATGATTGTACCCATGTTGTCCAGCAAAGACTTCACGGTGACATCGTGCGATGTGATGGCAGGCATCCCACGCAGCGCCAGTTTGGGCTGGATGATCGTCATGCGAACTGTGCTGAACGGGTATTGACCATTGACAGGTAACCGCAATCGGGCCAGCACCCCGTAGGCGTACTGTTCAAGCTGTAAGTTACCTTCGGCTGACACCACGCCCATGCCGTCTTTGTAGTCAATCAACTCAAGAAAATCAGGTCCAAGAATCTGGCAGTCCACGGTGCCCGACAAGTCATCACGACCCAGTAAGAACTCAGGGTTTACCCTTTGCTCGGAGATGACTGGGAACAAACCGTTTACTGAACGCTCACGGATGTACTCAATGGCCGACTTGACCCGTGCAGCGCGGTCAGCATCCACCTTGAACGTACCCTCGTGATCGGTAAAGGTTTCCCCCACCTGATCCATTGGGTCCGACAAGCCGTTCTTGATACAGTGCTCAAGCAGCGTGTGCGAGTGTGTGCCATCGGCAGCAGCGGGGCCGCTACCGGTGTCAGGGTACTTGGCCTCCTCTCGAATGCTGCCGGGGCACAAGGCCCAGCGGCTGCGCTTCGATGGGGACAGCTTGGCGTGCGCGCTCATTTCTTTCTCGCCTCCAACATGGCGTCTGCCATGTCATATGCCCATGCAGCAGCCGTATCTAAGTTGCCAACTACATCAGGGTCAGACCAATAAGAATGCATCGCCTTGGCTGCAAAGTAGTCGCGCAGGGTCATGCCTTCGTGAGTCACTTCACCCATGCTGCCGTGGCTTGGAAACGTTGACCCACCTGTGTTTGTGTCGGTGCTCACTTCAGTGCCTCAACGCCAGTGTGCAGTGCAGCGTAGTGCTCGGGCTTGACATCGTTGATGTTCTGGTAGCCCAGACCAGTTAAGACGCCTTGGATCAGGGCACCCTTTTGTGGGCCGAGAGCCTTGTAGGCACCCATCACATAGTCGATAAGACCCTTGCCGTCCGAGAATGGTGCGCCAGTGGCAGCAGGTGCTGGTGCAGGCATCACGAATGAGGGAGGCGCTGGCATGGCCGGGGCAGCGGTCACAGACACAGTGACAGGTGCTGCAACGGGGGCCGCTTGTACCACAGGGGCAGGGGTTGG